GTTGTACCTTTAAATACTAATGATACTCTAAACTTATCTGTTTCAACTGCTCTTGCAACATGAGGTATTCTACCATCAAACAATACAACACGACCTGCTCTTGGCCAATATGACTTCACAATGTTTTTTGATTCATCACCATTAAGACCATATGGTGTTTTTATTGCCATTGCTCTTTGTTCGTCTGTAAGATTAGGTGTCCAGAATTCAATTGATCCACCATCTTCTGGTTCCCAACCAGGTGTTAGATATACTATTACTGTATATTGATTAGCAGTCCATCCGTCAAGATGTATGCCACCAGATTGATGTTTGCCATGACCATTAAGATAATGTCTTAATAGTTTCATACCAGGATTAACTTTTTCCCATATCTCTTTAACCCAATCTTGTTCTATTTCATATTCTTCTCTTTTAGTATCGTGACCGCCAAGATGAATATGTTTATAACCAGATGTCTTTGCTTGTGCCTTCATTTCTTCTGAAGAATACCAACCGTCTTGCCAATCTAACTTCATAACAATATCATAGTATCTTTTTATATCTTCTTCAGGTATTGTACCATCGGATGCTCTAATAGTTCTATGATAATCACCACCAAGCATATTGCTACCGTCAGTCACATGATATCCACCATCAGGTTGTTTCATTATTACATCACCCATTTTTATTTTGCTCCTTCATATTTTCTTCAAATTGTTTCATATGTGAATCAAACATTTCTTGCTCATATAAAACAATTGTAATTAAACTATATATTGCCATATCTAACAATGTATCTTTAATATTTTCTTCTTTAAATTTAAAGTCACCATTTTTTATGAAACTACATATACGAGAATACTTATCTCCCATACGAACAACAGAACCTTTCCAGGGTTCAATACCTGTTAAAGCAGATAATCTAAAATTAGCAAATATATCTTCCTTAGCACCATAGTCATGTTTCTTACTATCGTGAAGATTCTTTATTGTATTTAGCAATTCATAAAAACGCTTGCTTTGCTCTTCGTTTGTCATAATTTACCCATTGTTAAACACTTAACAACGCCTCCTTGAGGTACCCATTGTTTATGTTTATTTTGAAAGTCAGCCAATCTTCTTGCTTCATCTTCAAAGTGACCAGCAGAAAGAATACTACCAGTTGGTCTTTCAATAACCAACCATCGCATTTTACCTTTCCACTTGCTTAACTTTGCTTCATAAAACATTTTGTGTTTAGAAATAGAAGCCGCTGGTTTTTTATCACCAGGAAAGCGTCTAACTCTATTGTTGTTCTTCTTTTTTCTCATCTTTTGAATTTGCAACTGATTCTATTACAGCACTTGCAGGTAAACCTTTAGTTAGTTTTTCTCTATGATGAGCAATTAAAACTTTAACATTATCAAATTCCGCTGATAAGTTTTTAAGTCTTGATTGTAAATTAGAAACTTGAACAATTGAAGTTTTTACTTCTTCCGAAAGTTTAGTTTCGTCATAGTTTTTTCCGTCTATCGTTATAGCCATTACGCTATCCTCCTTATTATTTAATTGTTATATTACTTGCAGCCATTTTACCACGCTGCTCAGTAAGTTCGTATTCAACTGCTTGTCCATCTGTAACCGATGAAATGTTAGCAGCTTGTAATGCTGACACATGAAGAAATGCGTCTTTACCACCTTCGTCTGGTGTAATAAAGCCGAAACCTTTTTTAGCGTCAAACCATTTTACTTTTCCTGTAGCCATTTTATTCCTTATTAGGTCTTATTATATTTTAAAATCTGAAAACTGACCTAGTTTCTTTTCAAATTTTCTTTCAGTTGTAGGTTGTCCACTATCAACTAAATCTGTTTGTGCTGTTTGCTCAACATCATAAAATCTCATCTTTGATCTATCAACACCTAATATAAATTTTCTATTTACTGTTGGATCATTATATCTGTTTTTTAATTGTTTAACCATTATCTGGTTTTTATCATCTAGTTCTTCACTAGATATTAAGGCAAACATAAAATCTGCTGTTGCAGGTAAACCAAAACTTTCTGAAGTATCTTCTAAACCTACATCACTACTTACAAAACCACCTCTTGTAGTTTGAGTAGCAGAGAAGATAGGTATATCATTTTCAACTGCCATACCTCTTAATTCTTCTGCAATTGCTTTAATGTAAGTATAACTATTCACATTCGCACCTGCTTTAAATCTTGCACTAGCACATATATTTAAATAATCAACAAACACAATATCTGGTTTAAAAGATTTCTTTAATGCTAATTCTTTTACTAATGCTCTAAAATGTCCTGTATGAGCAGAAGCAGTAGGATATTCTTTGATAATTAATTTACCTGAAGTCTTACTTTGTAATTTGTTTATCTTTGTTTCATACATTGAATATGGTAATTCTTCTAAATCACTCATACCTACATTTAATAAGTTAGCGTCTATTCTTTCAGCAATTCTTTCTTCTGCCATCTCCATAGTAATATACAAAACATTTTTACCTTGTAGTAAAATAGAAGACGCAAGGTGTGTCATAAACATTGTCTTACCAACACCAGTACCTGCAAGACAAATATTTAAAGTCTTACTTGGTATACCACCTCTTGTAATTTTATTAAAATAATCTAAATCTAATTCAAGTCTTTCCTCTTTCTTTTTATAGAAATCAAATCTTTCTTTTGTTTCTTGTAAATAATCATGACCAACTTTTTGGTCAAAAGAAACAGACAAAGCACTTGTCAACATTTCTGGCAAATACTCTGGTGTATGTTTTTTATCTTTGCCATCTATAATTTGAATACCGCCAAGTATTGCATTATGTATAGCACGATCTTTACAAAACTTTTCAGTTGTTTCTACAAGCCAATCTTGATTAACTGGTTCTTTATTTAATGTAGATAATACATCTGTTATCTTTTTATATTCATCTTCGTTTACACTTTTAGCACTATTGATTTCAATAGACAATGCTTCTTTTGTAGGTAAACTATTATACTTGTTTACAAATTTATATATTTCAGTAAACAATAATCTTTCGATTCTATCTGAAAAATATTCCTCTTTAATAAAAGGTAATACCTTTCTAGTATATTCCTCATTATGAATTAAATTACTTAATGCTGTTCTTTCAATTCTTTCCATCTTTTTTATCTTTTAATTCCTCATCTAATAATACAACTAATATATCACCTATGTGATCTATAAACTCTTGACTATCTGTATCTGCTTCTATTTTATTTTCTATAATAGTATAATCAAATACCATAGGCAACGCACCTTCAGGTGTCTTTTCAGATTCAGGTCTGAATCCTACCTTGCCGTACTTATAAACTATGGATGAAAATGGACCACTAATTAATTTAAGTGCTGTAAAATCTTCTCCAGATTTTTCAACAAACACATAATCTTCCCTATGTTTAGGGTTAGTCGTCTTGTGGATCTTCGGTATTGTTATCTGTTTCACCATATTTAAACTCTTTAGTACATACTTCATCTAATTGTTTTAGTATTTCTTTTGTGAAGTATTTTGTCGGGTCATTATTAATTGTCTTACCAAAAGTTTTTGATCCATCTGGTAATTCAATTCTAGTAGAAACTTGTTTAAATATGTTATGTTTTAAAGCCAAGTCTAGTAGACCGTAGTATCTATCCAAACCTTTGTCGTAAGTTAATCTAACATCTACGACTTTATTTTCCTTGGTTAGTCTTGATTTGTAATTCTTACAATGTATTATATTACCTATGATTTCTGTGCCATCTTTTTCTTTTCTTTTAGATAGATATACAATTGATGAAGCTGCATATTTTAATCCTGATCCACCACCCATTTCTTTTTGTGGGAACATTGAACCAATAACATCATAAGTATGATTAGTAATTATCAAAGGCACTTTTGCCTTACCTAGTTTTAATGTTAATACTCTAAAGGCAGCCTTAACTATTTGTGCCCTTGTCATATCTTTTGTTTCTTTACCTGCTTGTGTATCTTCCATTTCTTTTGTAGTAGATAACATACCTAAACTATCTAATACTAATAACAATGGTTTTCTTTCAGATACATCTTGGTCTATGTATTTGTCAAGCACGGTAAGTGCTTGATGTCTAAATTCTTGTACAGTAGTCACTGGCATTATAACCATTCTACTACTATCTATTCCTCGTTCTTCAATTATGTCTTTGGTAACTGCTGATTCTGATTCAAAGAATATAACACCACCATCAGGATTTTTATCTAGGAAATGTTTACACATACCTAATACAAAGAAAGTTTTACCTGTAGCACTTTCACCTGCGATTGCTGTTATTTTGTTTGAAGGCAAACCTCTATGAATAGAGCCGCCTAGTAATGCATTGAATATATAAGAACCTGTATCTATAAATGAATCTACATCGCCTGAAGCACCATCTGATACCAAACTAGCATATTCATTACCAGTTTCTTTTATTACATCTTTTAAAAAATCACTCATTAGTTATCCTCATTTTATTATCTATTATACTATATTTATATGTTTGGGTCAAGCAAAGAACTCATCTAAATTTCCTTTTCTTGATTGTTTAAACAAATCTTCTTTAGGTCCAAAACACCATACATTTTCTATAAACATCTTGTTCATAAAATCTGCTTTTTCTTTTTCATCTTTAAATAGTGTATCTGATTTAGGTCGTTGCATAATTCTCATACCGATCTGACCTATAAACTTATCTTTTAATCTATTAACTAATTCATCACTTGATCTATAACGAGTACCTTTAATCTTTGGATCCATAATATTTACAAACATAAATTTAGATACTGCCATTGTTTTTTCTGCAACTGGTAAATAGAAGTCATCACGCCATCTTTCATACTCACTAAATTTAGACCATGATTGATCTTCTTGAAACTCACCACCTTTGTTATATTCTTCAGTAGAAAAATAAGGAGGAGAAGTAAATGCAACATCTATTGGTGGCAACTTATGATATGGTAAGTTTTCAGCACCACATC